GTAGGATCCAATTTAAATTCTTCTGTAAGTACTATATACCACATAACTAACTGTCCTAACGAGTTGTACCATGACGTCCACGGATTTCCTGAAGGATTTCCATCGTTAACTTGATATTTTGTATCTCCAGTTATTCTAACTGCATGATAGATGTGTTCAAACAACAAAGCTCTAACTCTTGCATTTTGAGGTCCATCATTATACCATCTATTGACAAATTCTAATACATATCTCTCTCCAACAAATCGCGGTAATCTTCCGTCATAATTTTCAAAGTCACCTGCTATAACAGATCCTCTCATTTTGGATAAACGATTATATATTATTGTCCAGTCCATAGAGTGTGGATTTATCCCTACAGAAATAGGTTTTTCCACACATTTAGATTGTAAAAATTCAGTTATACTGCCAAAGTATTTTCTCATTAATAACAAATAATGTAAAGGACAAGTAGCAAATAAACGAGTTTTCCCAGCATTTACTTTCTCAATTTCTCTTCTTTCAGTTTTAAGAACATCTGCCCATAAAACTTCTATGTTGTTGCCTAATAACAATTCTTGTTCATACGCTTTTACTATGTCTTCTATTTCTGAGTTCCACTCAATTGAACAAGTGGTTTCATCTACAGTAATCCATGGTCCCTTACCTTTGGTTTTTTTCAAACAATAAGGATAACCAGGCGAAGTACCAGCATTAACGGATGTGAAGAATTCACCTGTTCCTTTAACAACTTCTGAAAAATCTAAGAGTCTAGCATTCAATTGTTTTGGATACAATTGAAGCAACCAGTCTACAGCACCTTCTGATATTTTATACTCTGGCGTATATTCTTGATGCAATTTTGATACTCCTATTATGTAAGGATCTATAGTCACATCATCTTTCACAAATGGAGTCAACCTAACTGGTATACAGGTAGGTGGTCCATTCCATGCATACGTACAAGCTGGTTTAATATTATGATGATTAGGTCTATAAAAAGCTTCTTTTGCAGGAACCACGCCACAAGTTAAATGAGGAAAAGACTCCAAAGCACATTGAACTTCCACTTCGTTAGGTGGCACATCAGATTCTGTTAGAGGTCCTACTTGTATAAGTTGACGCAACACCTCTTGAGTTATAGGCGTTCCTAATCCCAATCTACTACCTTGTCGAGTTCGAACTCCAACATGCATACCAACAATTTGAGGTCTGTTCTGATTTCCTTCTACTACTATTATACTTCCAGAATCACCTGCAGCAGTATTAGTGGTATAAGTCATATCTGTAACAAACTCAAAGTAATTTCCATCTTCAACATATATTACTCGTTCTAATCCTCCTGTTTTAACAATGGGTTTGTACTCATGATCACCTGATTTTTGAGTGCGAATCATTCTCATGGGAGTACCTTCTATTATAGGAGATGAAACTACACTATTACTCACATACTTTAATAGAGCTTTAGGTAATTGACATGAATCTGGTACTTTAAATACAGATATATCTAATCCTTCTGCAATTCTCACTTCTACTAAATCTTCTAACAAATACTTGTGATTATCATAAGTAATATGATATTCACAATTTTCGCCATTATTTAAGAAAAAATGAGTAGGAGTAACGAACCATCCATTTTCCATGTGACTACATTGAGCTGAATTATAAACATATTCTTTTTTATCTACATCCCACCATCGTGTAGCTATTAAACCAGTGCCAGCCATAATGTTAGGAAAAGCTTGATCATAGTTAGATAATGGAAATTCTTCTTTTCCATTTTCCAAATCTACATCTCTTCTTAAATTTCTAACTTTAACATGAGCTACATTCATTGGTTTCTTTTTCATTCTACCTGATGTTGTAGCTTTAGCATAAGTAGAGTTAGGAGAAAAAAAATCTGTCGTTTCTTTTTTGTCATCACTTGTAAAGTACTTATATAATAAAACTAGAGTGGTAGAAGATAAAGCTGCTACAAACAAAAATAATAATATGTTTCGCCAATCTTGGTTATCATACCACTCTATTATACCTCTATTCACATCTTTCATAAACCAACAAAAAGGAGAACTCATCTTTGTAGAGTCAAATTGATCTCTATCACTCTCTAGTTCCATAGTATGAGGTATTTCTGAATCCATTTCCGTTGTATCAAGAAATTCATCTAATTGTTCTGAAGTCGCAGCTCTATACTTAAGTTGCATTATTTTAGCTTTTCTCATATCTCTAACTAATGATATAACAAACTGTAAATCAACAACTTTCCCTTCATGTTCTGGAAAAGGTATACATTGATCGATAGTAAAGGTTTGTCTATAAGGAAATGTAGCAGAAATCTTTTCATTTCGTATTAAAACTAAATGTAATCTTCTAACAAAAGCAGCATTATCTGTTAAACCTATTTGTAATTTAGCATTTTTTAAACTTTGAGACGCTATATTAGTAGTCATGAAGACATATTCTGAATCAAAATAAGAGCTTCCTTTGTCTTCAAGTGAAGCCATGTTTAGAGGATAAGCTGCCGTATTAACCATGTTAATCACTTCTTGTGCTTCTCGTGCTCGTTCAGTTTTATCTTCATTAGTAAATATATCATCCACTTCCGTAAATTTTTGTCCTGCATAACCAGACCAAAACTTATCAGCAAAATTGCACGTGTAAACATGTTCTGGTTGAATAGAAGGAATAGTAGATAATGATTCTTTGAAATCTAAATGTACTATTGATTGTTCAATAAATTTTACTGTAGCTGATTTTCCAGATCCTGGTTTACCCAAGATCATTATAGACGTAGGTTCCATTCTCTCAGTCATCATTCCATTCATAGATTTAGACGCTTGATATATAGATTCAAACTTCTTAGTTTGAGTAATAAAATAGCTCGACTTATAATTAGGTAATGTTTGATATAACGGATCTCGTCTTATTAAATCAATTTCCTTGTAAATATTCCAAATATCTATAGCTTTCTCTCTTTGAGTTTTCTCTTTAAGATTCATTTGATCATATTTATGAATGCTATCTAAACATTTTTCAATTCTATACATATATGCCATAAATTCAGGACAAAATGGATCTATACCAAAAAGTGTTCTACAACAAATAGAAACAATAGCTTTAAATAAATCAAGACTTGATTTAGTCACAAAAGCAGCATTTTTAACGAATAAAAATTTCTGATTCATTTCAGACACTGTTCTTGAGTTCCAATCTGACATTCCAGTAGAATCCATGAAACTAGTAAAAGCTTCATTCAAACCTGATTGTAACTCTATGCCTTCTCTTCTTGGTAATGAATTACCAGAATTGAAAGCTAAAACATCTTCCTGATATTCTGCTGCATTTCCGCGTCTATATTGTCCACCTATCTCATATTCTGTACGTCTAGAAGGATCAAATCGTGCTTGTGCCAACGTTATTAAATCAGTAATTCTATCCCAACTTGTTATTCCTAAATTTATTGCGTGTCCCGATATTTCTCCATGTTTCTTCTGAAAAGTTAAATGTATTATCTGTAAAACACTATTAATTTGCACCATAAGAACTTTGTTTTTATCTTTAGCAGCCCACACAAAAGGAGATTTAATAAAAGATTTCCAATTAAGTTGAGCTTCTTCAATATGTTCTTGAACTGTCCATACCGTCCATTTTATATAAAAATGAAACAACAAAAAATTAAGGAATGGTAAGACAACACATGCCGCTAAATAAAAACGAGCATCATCAAACCACTCTTTAACCACAGCTGAATAAAAACCGAAAGTAGAGGTTATAGGTTGAACCCAAGTTCTACTTTGTAATTCCATTTGACCATAATCATCGTCGTGCATCCATTGATCATTACGTTGAATTTTCTCCAATCTAGAATTTTTAATATTTCTATCCTTTTCTTTTCGACGTAATTTCTCTTTCTGGCAATAAATTGCGCTTCCTAACAATTGTTCTTCAAATTTTAAAGCTAACTCATTATAAATTTGATCACAAATAACTTCTTTTTTCACTCCAGTTAAAAATAAAGATTGTATTTCTGGACTTCTCATGCGATCTGTAAATTGTAAAACTCTAATTTTCTTTGCTTCTTTTTTTTCTTTTGCTGTCATATTATGATAACGACACAACATGCGAATAAATTGCAAAGTTTTATTTCTTAAGCCTTCTATCATAGATCGTAAAGTAGTACACAAAGATAATTTATCTTTTTTATCATACATAAAGTAATCTGGAGGTAAATAAGGAATAGACCAAGCTAAAGTTTTTAAATCTTTTTCTTTATTCCAAACTTTATTGGATGGAGGTAACTTAAATTTTTTTTTAAAAAATTCTAATATTTCATCCTCAGTTTTATTTTCTGTTAACAAATTCTTAGTAGTTGATCTAATTTTTCCTTCTCCCCAAAACGTATGTTTAGGGGCATCTTTTAAAAAAAAAAGAAAACCTTCATTTTCCATGTCCAATTTATGTATATTTAAATCTATATTGTTGATATAAATTCTAGGATTTCGTTTGAAAGAAGATGTTCCGATAACTATGACTTTAGGATCTAAAGCATAAGTATCTATTAATAATTGTTGTATTGGTTGAATACCATCTTGAGTATGCCACATTTGACTAATAACTTTGACTCGTCTAATATGTTCTGT